GTCATCATCACTAAATCTTGTCTTACTTTTAAAGATTTCGAATTGCTCTCTATCTTCTCCAAACTCATAGAATATCTTGTAGTCATCTTCGCTAAACTCTAATTCTTCCGAACCTAACCAAGTAGCAACTTCTTCATCGCTTAAAGCATATCCACCCTTAAGCATTGAACTTGCTTGTTCCCTTGTTATTTTGCCCTTGTTAAAATCTCTAATGATACGCTGCATATTTTGCCATTCCCTACCTTTTAAGCCTTTAATATGCTCGTTCACACTTAAAGGACTTGCTGCCATTGGTTGCTCATTTTCAATAGGCAATCCGTATTTAGTAGGGTCAATTCCTAACTTCTCTAATATCCATTCTTTAGGTGCTACTTCCTTAATTACGCTTTCGCTAAAGTCAATACCAATAGGGTCTACGGCTTGAAGTTTTAACTCTTCGCTTACACCTGCATATTGTCCAAGCATATTAAATACACCTTCTAATTGCATCTGCTTGTAACGTACATAAGTATTATTAAATATTTCGTAGCTATCACGCATTTGTTGTCTACTTCCTAATTGACCCGGTGTAGCAATACCAAACAAGTCAGGACTTGTAATCTGGTGACCGCTAAATATGTTAGTTTGTATTAACTCATCTACTCTACCAAAATCTTCTTTAGTTAAATCACTCGCACCCAAATCATCTACAATAGGCTTTCTTGTCGCATCGTTTACAAAAGCAAGTAAATACTTCTTGCCGTCTGCACCTGTGTACATATTGTCGAACTGTCTGCTAACCGCTCTTTTCTCGTCAGGACTTGGCTCACCATTTGGTAAGGTAATAAGTTTACTGGCAGAAAACCCGGTTTGAGCATTACCCAAAACATGCTTAGAAACTTCAACATCACTTTCAATGTAGTTAAGCGCACCGAAATAACCCGGAAGGCTATAAACATTCATTCCCGGTCTGTATTCTTTTACATATAGTATCTGTACACCGATAGGGTTTTTAGGGTTAAAGGCTGCGTATACCTCAGCTTTCTCTTGGTTGCGTGTAGCCTTCCAATCTTCTTTATACCAAAACTGCGTATTGTCTTTGTTGGTTCTAATCTTCGTATAGTCACAATGCCATAACTCAGCGATTTGCTCACCCATTACAGACCAAATAACCTGAATATAAGCACCGCCAAATAGTTCAATATCTAAAGCAACCTTTTTAGTTAGGTCGTTTAAAGTTTCCTCTCTATTAACTTGCTTAACAATAGGCTGCTCTCCTGCCCAACCATTACCAACAATGTAGTTCACTTTGCCTCTTACGATAGCATTGTGCTTGGCTGACTTGTTAAAAAGGTCTAATAGGTATTGAGGATAGTCATTGTTTTGACCATACTGCATATATCCTTCGCCTTTTTTCTCTTTATATTCCGGTTGCTTTGCCTCGGCAAATGTCAATACTTGTATTTCCATTATTGTCTTATTGTGAATGTGCTTGTTGTTTCGTATTCCGTGAATGATATAGTTGTCCCCTCAAGTTCCATTATGCCTGTTTCAAGCAAGTTTAAGCCCGTCGGGTTTAGATTTGATGTACTTGCTTGTTCGTAGATTGTGTAGGTGTATTGCCCGTTTAAAGCCGTATTAAAGAAGCTATTTACTACAATAGTGAACTCGTTATACCTTTCCTTGTATGCGCTTATGTCTGTATTGTTAAGCCTTACGAATTTAATGTCCGTATTTGTACTTCTATTCTCAAAAATAAATAGATAGTTAGGACTTGTTAAAAGCTGCTTCTCAGTCAAGGTAAGTATTATGTTTTGGGTTTGCCCCTTAGTTAATCTTATCACAACTATAAATATAAAGTATAGCGATTGTTTGCAAAATAAAAAACCCCCGCCTAATTAAAGACGAGGGCATCTATATACAAAACCAAAACAACCTAAGAACCTGCGGTAGTTAATTGACCTGCAACAGTAGAATTAACTTCTGGAGCAAGGGCAGCTTCCGCACCCGTGAATGTTAAAGTGTAACCACTTCTATCACCTTCGGCAGTTCCTGTACCTGCGTTACCGCCTGTAAGGTCTAAGCCTCTTGTTTTACCTAAGTACCAATATTTGCCATTGTTATCTTTGGCAACCGCTACTAAAGTGTTTTGAGCTAACAACAAGATTTCGTTTCTTGTGTTTGCCTGTAATTTATTTAATACGATAGTTAATTCTGGAGCATAGAAAATAGTCCCATTCTGTACGTTTGCATTCACGTTCTCAACTAATTGAGAAGTGCCTTTTACAAGTTCGTACTTAAAGAACTTTTTACCTGCTGCCTTAACAAGTGCGGTAATAACACCACTTGCTTCGGTAGTTGAGGTAATATCTGATGCTGCTGCAAAATAAACTTCGGTTATACCGCCTAAACTGTCTTTGCAGTCAAGAGTATAATTTTGAGTTAAAGCGCAAGGCATATTTTAAAAATTAATTAGTTTGAAAAAATGGGTAGGTATATTTCAACCTACCCGATAAATTATGCAAGGATAAACTTCACTACTTCGTCAGGGAAGGCAATGTTTACACCCATTTTGAACTCAGATACGAAACGTACTTGGTCAGCTTCTTTAGCATAGAAAATTTCAAACTTTTCTTCTTCGTTAAGTAAGTCAGTTCCTAAGAACATATTGCTTAAACGCATAGCGTAAACTTTGTTTGTTCCGTTAAGACCTGCAACTGCAATAACTTTGATTGTAGTTCCCGGAAGGATAAACTCACTATCAGCTTTAACATCAATTTGGTAATTGAAGCTACCGCTATTCTTAAGAGCGATTGTGTAAGTGCGGAATAAATCTTGACCACAGAAGATAGTCATATCATCAGCAGCTACAACTTTAGCAGGGATAGCAGCGTAAACACCATCAAAAATGCTAATTACGTTAGCAGCAGTAATAGTACTTAAAGGCGCACCTGAGATAAAAGTTGAAGCGTTAGCAGCAACAACACCAGAAGCAGCACCGATTAATTTTACAAGACCATCAAAGCGGTTTAGATTAACATTAACGCTTGAAGTGTCGCCAGTCCATAACGCAGTTTCTAATTGTGCAGCGATTGTCTTAGCTTTCTTTTCAGAATATTCTTGCTCAAAAGGTACGCTATCGTACATTGAACCTGTAGGTAAAGCTTTTTGTAAATACTTTGCTTCTAAATCTTTAGGGCAAAGAGCTTCGTTTACTTTAATTTTACCCGGAGTTACAGTACGTTGAGTAAAGGTAGTAGAACCTGAAGCATTAAAGCCACAAGAAGCACCATCTTGGAAGATAGCGTCTGTTTCCATAATGTTGATTTTTTCGCTTGACTTTACACCAACCATAACGTTGCCTGCGCTCTTAATAAGAGAAGCAGTTTTTGCACCCAATACAGACGAAGTTACAAGTAGAGCTTCGTTTTCTTTTGTATAGTTTGCTAATGCAGATACATCAAATCCCATTTTATTTTATTTTTATTTGTTTAATAAAGCGTTTCTAAATTTCTCAATTCTATCGTACTTCATATTATGAGTTGTTACGTTAGAACCAAAGTTGTTTCTTGGTTGCGCAATAGGTTCAGCGTTAGGAGTTTTAGTAAGTGCTTCTATTAATTCAGCTACTTGACTAAAGCCATTCTTAACTTTTACCTCTAATTGTGCTACTTGTGTTTTAAGACCTTCGTTTTCAGCTACTAAGTTTGCGATTTCGTCAGCCATTTTCTCGTCCATCTTCTTGCCCATTTCAGCAGGTGTTTCGTCAGCTTCTTTAGCTTCTGCTTCTGGAGTTTCAATAGATAAGATTTTAGCGGCTTCGTCTAATACGATTTTAGTGCCGTCTGCTAATTGGTGTTCGCCCATTGGAGCAGGAGTCCCGTCTGCCAATGTAACTTCGCCACCGATAGCAAGTTCGCTAATCATAACCTTTGTACCATCCATAAGGCTATACTCTGCGAATGTAACAGGTACTTCTTCGATTGGTGCAGGAGCAGGTGCAGGAGCATCTACTATTGGCATATCTTCGAACAAAGCCCTAATTTGCATAATTGCATCTTTTGCGTTCATCATTCTTTTTGTTTAAATATTAATAAAAGATTTTGTTTATCATTTAACCCTTTGCAATATTTCCTTTATTGCATTCATAACCTCTTGCTCTTTGGTAGGTTTTGTCTTGTAAGTAAACAAACCCTCTACGCTAAAGCCTTTAAATTTTCCCTCTTTAACATCGTTCCAAACCTCGTTATTGTCTACCTTAAAGCTACCAAACCAACTTCCGTCTGGTGCATCTTCAAAGCCTTTCATTGGTAAGATACCTCTGCTCTCGTCTGTAATAAAGCTTTCAAACATTGTAACACCTTCTACCTGTGCGTTAGGTGAGTGCATCAAGTTTACGTTTGATTGATAGCCTCTTTTGAAAAACTTTTGCGCAATCTTAAAAATAGTATCTTTAGAAAACACCACATAGTAATCACCATAAGTAGCATCACTCCTAAAGATAGGCATATCAGCCAACATAAGAGGACCAGAAATAATCCGCTTATCTTCGCTAACCACTTCAAATCGTTGTTGGTTTTTAAAAGCATTCCAGTTCTTTTGAATAGCAGGTTTGTCTACTAATGCCACATAATCCACTTCGGCATCGTCATTCATATCCTCGCTAATGTCTAATAAATAAACAGGTAAGTCCATACTCGTAAATATTAAGTTTTTTAAATTGTTATCATTTAACCAAATCTTGCCCTCTGCTGAATAGCTGCGATACGTTGCTGACTGCTTGTAACATCGCTCTCTACTACATAAGCTCTTGATGTTTGGCTACCTAAAGCATTAATAGATTGGCTATCTAATGTTGTTGTTTGTGCTTGTGGTTGTGGTGGAGCTACCGGAGCAGATGCGCTTAAATTAGCAGATGCTCCACTTCCTGCACCACCCGGAACTCCCGGTAAAGGTGTACTAATAATCTTCTTTACGCTTAATAAACCTTGTGCGATTGTGCTACCTGCCGCCACGAAGTTAAAAGGAAATGGTACATCCTTTAAGGCTCTTGTAGCACCTGTGTATGTATTCATTACCGCTTGTGCGATACTAAGTGCTTTACCTGCTGCTGATTCCTTTCCTACTATTTCAATCGCTGTGTTAATACCATTGTTAAGAATAGCTAACTTTTGGTCTTGCACCGCCCTTTCTAATGCAATCTTACCTGCTGCGGTTTGCTTATCAAAGGCTTCTAATTCGGCAGCCGTTGCTTTTCTTGCTGCTAAGTCCTTCCTTTCTAATTCTCTTCTTTGGTCATATAAAACAAACTGGTCTTGGAATGTAGCCTCGCCTAAAGCTTTATTTAGTTCGTAGTCAGCTTGTGCTAATGCTAATGTGTCAGCTCTTACTTTAGCTTCCTTGTCTAATTTAGCTTGTGCAATAGCTGCATCTAAAGTAGTAATTTGATTAGATATTTCTGCCTTCTTTTCTGCAAAGGCAATCTCTGCATCTACCCTTGCTTGTGTACCTGCTTTAGTATTGTTAATGTTATCTTGTAACCTTTTTAATTCTAATGCTGCTTCTTCTTCCGCTATTTGCTTTTTAGTAGTTTGCTTTAATACCTCGTCTTTAATTAAGTCAGCATTAATTTTTCTTTGGTCAAGTGCTATCTTGTTTGTACTTGCTGCAAGTGAAGCGTCTATAGCAATTTTTTCTTTAGTTAATGCTACAGAGTTAGCTAATTGCTCAGACCTTAAACCCGCAACTTGAGCTTCTACGGCAGCTACTCCATTTTGAGCTTTAATTAATGCAGCTTGTAAATCTGTATTTGTTTTATTTTGTGCAAGGTCTGCGGCAGCAGAAGCAACTTTTGTTTGTGCAAGTTTTTTTTGAGCTTGTTCTTGCTCATTCAAAACTTCTGCTAATTTATTATTAGCTGCAATCCTTTCATCTACACTTTTAAATTCGTCATCTCTAATCTGTCTTAATTGCTCTGCTTGTCTGTCATACTTTTCTACAAGACCTTCTAATTGCGCTTCGGCTATTTTTGCGTTATTTCTTAATGCAATAGTTGCCTTTGATTGTTCGTAAACCGCAGCTACGTTTATCTTAGATGCTTTATTTACTACACCGCTAACTACACTTACCACAGATGATGCAGCCTCACCAAAGTTGTTAAATATATCCTTACCTGCTTCTACCGCATTCTTGCCTGTGTCCTTTAAACTGTCCTTTGTCTTGTTAATGTTTTCAGTAAGTTCCTTAATAACCTTTTGGTCTTTATCTCCTAAAGGCGACTTCTCCCAAGCAAGTTGTATCTCGTTAATAACTAATTTAAGACCATCAAAAGCTAACTTCAAAGGTGTAACGGCAAGAGTAAAGACCCCACTTAATACCTTACCAAGTGCAGCAAAGCCATTTGTATTCTTACCAACCTCAGATGTTACATCTATAAAAATATCTACAAGGGTAGATATAATAGTAGATATTGTATTAAACACCGCAGCTACGCTATCTGCTACTACTTGATTCTTACTAAGTGCATCTTTAAAAAAGTTAAAAGCACCAGCTATCGCAGTAACTACTCCTAATGATTTAATAGTATTACCTAAAGAAGAAAAAGCTCCTTGCCCTTGTTTAGCCGACTTAGTAGCTTCTTGCGTTTTGTCCGATAATTTATCTATATTCTTTTCCCCGTCTTTAGTATTAACGTTAATTTCGAGGTTAAATTTTTGATTTTCTGCCATAACTTATATTATTGGGTATCTTGTGTTTATCACTTTTAAAAATGATAGTTTAGTTGTGTTGTATTCCATCGGGTTAAAGTTTTCTACTTTGTTAAGCCTAAATAAAACCCCATCAATATATACATACTTGCTAAAATCTAAATTGAATATATCTACTATGTCCAGAAGTCCAAAGCAAGTTAATAGCTTACTATCCTTGTTTGTAATCTCTGCAAGATAAGGACTATGAAAATCTGCAAATAAATTAAACTCTGTAAAGTTAGCAGGTGAAAATTGCACTTCTTTAGGCGCACCAAAATTGATGTCAGTATTAGAATTAATTGGGTCATCTAAATGTCCTGCATAACCATAGCTTGTATAAGTTCCTAAAGTCGATGTTGTATTCATTATTTTCCAACTTGATACCCCTGTTATCTTCTTTGTTTGCATTATACGAATTATGCTCTCCATTTTATCCTCTGCGCTATTCGTGTTTGACTTCTTATAAATAGCAGGAAACACCTTGTCCTGACCTTGCTCTTGATATAAAATTGATGCAGCAAATATAACTTCTAATACATCTGTTTCTTTTACAAAGTCAAACTCAGTATCGTAAATTAAATCGCCATAGCCTTCTGTATATTTCTTACGATAGTTCTCGTTATAGAAATCATTATCTTGCTTAAACTTGTAGTTATAATAACGAGCATTAACTTCGCTCATTGGCTTAATACTTAAAGGCTTTGCTCTGTCTACCTTATCTGTCCAATCTAAAGCGGTAGCCGAGTTAATAGGATAAAAGTCCACATACGGACTAATAACCAGTTCCTTATCATTAAACTTGTTCTCATAAACATAAAGATTAAACATTTTTACAATGCTCAAAAAGAAATCTCTTTGAAATATACCTTTAGGAATAGTATCGTTTACCTTAATAGTTTCCCCTAAGTTTACAGGCACTTGTGTAGGTGTGCTTGTTGTAACTCCTATTTCTCCTAATGTTATATCAAGGATAACCCCGTTAGCTACTATTTCAACTTGCATATAGTCGCCATTAGCAAACGTTACTCCATTAACAGTAAACTCACAATTAAAAAAACTGCTAACACTTGCATCGAAATCTTGCCTACCTATTTCTGTGTTATTCTTTTTTAGTACAACAGAATAGTTTGGTAAAGGGGGATTGTAATAAAAAACATTACCTCTTAATAATACTTGTATGTTAGTTGTAATTGTTGGTGCAGGTACTACACCATAAGTAAACAACTGCCCTAATCCGTCAAGTGTAAAGCTACCTGCCGTTACCATTGTATACTCTACAATAGAACTTAAGTTAGTATTAATCCTAATTAATTTAGCTGCTGCGTTTAGGCTTGTATTGTTAAGGGTAGATATGTTTATTTGATTATGCGGTATGATAAGCCTCTTAAATAAAGGGGTATCAAAGAACGAACAATCAAATGTATATTCTGTTCCTGCAAATATCTTTTGTATATACTCCTTAACGTACAATGCCGGTCTAAAGGTTGTGTATTGAAAGTCCTTTTTAAGTACTCCGTATTGTCCTGTACTAACGTTCCCGTAATCAATAAGCGGATAGTAATAACCAGAGCCACCGGGATTATCCCAACTGGCACTTATATTAGCTGCATTATAAGTGTGATTATATGCGCTAAAGTTTAAATCTTCTAAACGCTTATTGCCTAACTGATTAATAAAACCGCCAAGCTCTCCAAACACATTACATTGATATTCAATAGTTTCTTTGTCGATAACTATTTCCAATATTCGTAAAGTGCCTTTGAATATCTGCACCTTATCAATAAATATTTTACAGTTAGCTTGTTTAGTTACGTTGTAGTTATAACCTACGTTTGGTAGTGAATTATAAGTTACGTTAGCATTATTAAGTTCGAAGATGTAGCCAAATATCAAATTGTTATTTGCCGTTCCCGGTATGCTTATTGTTTTGCTAAAAGAAGTATTGCGACTACCGAACTCGCTTACGTCATCAATAGCGTAAGTAAACTCGGTAGATATATCTTGCAATAAGTCAATCTTCTGTTCCTCGATGTATATTTCTGTGCTAATCATTATCTAAATTGGCTTGTTAAATACTTACCTACTTCTACTTCAATGTCAAAGTTAAATAGTTTATCTGCACTTTCTAACTTGTACTCGTAATTAGTTACAGTTATTGTAACAGGAAAATAAGCACCAAGTACTTCCATATAAACAATAGGACTCGATACGAGTTGAGCCAACCAACTATAATCTTGTTCGCTAACCCAATCAGAAGTAAGCTTATATTTATCTTTATGCTGAA